AAGATAGTAGTGAGTGATGCGTTTCTTAGTGGGTATGAAGATGTTTTCTTTCCTAAAAAAGATATTTACTATATAGAGAACAAATACAAAGACGATAATAAGCTTTATTCATATGATTGTAAGAACTTTTTTATAGAGAGTATAGTAAATTCGTTAGAAACAAAACATAAAGATGAGAGTATCGCGTTATCGACCACAAGCGTGGCAATGATACCCGGTGTTACTAGGTTATTAACTAGTATGGGATTTAAAGTCACTGTTCTAAACTCAGACACCCCTTACATAACCAAACAACATATATATAAATTATTTGAAGAGAAACACGCACCGTGGGATATCATCATATATTCGCCTACATTGACCGTGGGAGTTAGTATACTCAATAATGTGAAAGCACACTTCCATTACGATTCTAGTGCAAGTGCTGACGTTGTAAGCTCATTACAAATGACTAAGCGAACAAGACATTGTGGAGAACTTCATTATTATATAAAACCAAAGACGGTTATGTTAGAAACTTCTATAGAAGAATTGAACAAAATTAGTATAGATAACATAAACACACATTACAAAGGTACAGACTCTAATTTTATGATTAGTATAGACACCTTTGGTAATTTTTACTTATCGGAGACTGGTGTTTATATTAATGAAATAGAAGTGTATAGAAACATTATTGAAACTAATCATAAAGATGCTTTTGATATTTTACTAGAGAATCAGTTCAAAACAACCAACATAAAAAAAATAGAGGTCAATTCTACAAAATATTCATTGGATGTAATAACAAGAAGTGAAAACGAAATTATCAAAAAAGACAAACTATCATTGATATCATCTTATTCAGGAGAAGAATGGTGTGATTATGATATTGACGATATAAAATCTAAGAGTACGAAATTGACCGATAGAGAAAGAGCGTTATTGTATATGGATAATATCAAAAGTGAAATTATAACTATAGATGAGAAAATAATCAAAGAGTTGTATATATTACAGATAGAGAGTAATGGTAATTTTTTAGATATAGTTAAAAAGGTACACTTTGTGTCTAGGTATACTAAAGCAAAAGTACAAGAAAAATTAAGCAATTTAGTTGTGTCTAATATGGATTTAGAAAAAAGAGAAGTAGACTTGAAATTTTACACTTATTTAAAAGATAACGATGTTAAGCTTAAACAATGGTTTAGTGAAAAAGAGATTAATTACGAGTTTAGAGCATTCATAAAAAAGATAGGGTATAAAAAAAGGAATAGCAGATTTGAGCTAGACAAAAATATTGAAAAGTATATGCCTTACATAATAAAATAGACGTTTATAAAACGTCTATTCCAAATGGTGCTGACCACTTTTCTTCTAAATCAATCTTTAATTGTTCTATTTTCCCTTCTGCTTCCGCTCTAATATCAGAATAATTGATACTAGCACCAGATACCAAATCAGCACTATATTTACCTACATTACTAGCCCATATCAAACGTACTTGTTCTGTAGCCATAGCTTTTACCCATTGGTGATTATAAATTAAATCTATATCACCGGGTTCGTACTCTAATGACGCGTGTATTAATATTTTATTCTCATGTGGCTCTTCTAACAATCTCAATATTTTACTATTGTAATTGAAATCATATGATATAGACTGACCAAACACACTCTCTAGCATACTCATTGATGCTAACATAGTAGTATAATTGGATATATCAAAATTTGATGTTTGCATAAACAAATCAGTAGAATTAGTTAGTACGTAATCTTTTGGTGCAATGTTTAATGCACCAAATGTAGATGTACCTTTTACAGCAAAGATTGCTTGTATGCTAGAATTCAACTGTAAATCTTTCTCTACACCATCATATTCTACCACAAACACTTTCTCATTCTCCCCATCATAAGCAAATGCAGAGAATTCTTGTATGGTATCATCTATAACATCTAATACGGCATCTTCACCGATTTCTACATCGATGACACCACCACCAGACAATTTGTTCATTATATAATCTACTAGTTTTTGGTTAGTGTCTATCTTTGCCATATTCTAATACCTTATTCCGCTGTTTTGTTACGTTTACTTGTTTTCTTTGTTTCTTTCTTGGACTCTTTCTTAGGAGCCTTCTTAACTTCCTTCTTCACCATGTCTTTTTCATCTTCTACTATTGACTCTTTTTCTTCTACAATAGGCGCGACAATAGGTGCTACTACACTTTTTACCGTTTCTTCTTTTATTTTTATCTCTACAAAATAACTAGGAGACATTGCTATAACTTCCGCAAAAAAAGGATTGTTGTCATTAACTATAGCACCATTCTCTAATACTATGTTCTGTCCTCTATACCCTATTGTAACTTCGTCTTTGTTTAGTTTTACTTTAAATTGTTTCAATTTAATTTCCTTTGGTTTTATTTTTATTTATATCTTTTTCTTCTTTATGTGATTTGTCTTCTTCATCTATAACAACTTTTACATTAGAACTATCATCTAATAACAACTCACCCAACAATTCTTCTTTAGGTTTTACTCTCTCGTCTATCAATACCATATCCATGATTAAATAACCTTTTACTTTTACTTTTACTTTTATTTATAAATACAATAAAAAGGAATATGTATGGACATTTTCGAGAGTGTATCTAAAAGTTTTTTGCAAGTAGACAATAAAGGTACAAAAAACCCTTCCAATGTAACTAGCGATGATAACGTAGATAGCACATTATATGACCCGTACTCTTATGTAAATATTGGTTTTTTTGATGATGAAGACAATAGACACTCTTATAATGGTTCCGTATCAGAAAAGAGTAAAGCATTACATGAACAAAACATTAGGATTGAAAAATATAGAAAGATTGAAGAGGTACCAGAAGTAAACAATGCTATTGATGAAATTGTCGATGAGATGGTATTTAATCCTAACAATGAAGAGAGTGTTATAACTGTATCTTTTACTGATGATAATAATATATCAGATAAATTAAAAGAGTCTATATTAGAAACACAAAAAGATATAGATTATAAGTTACAAACAAATAGACATATATACGGAATGGTCCGAAGTTTCTATATAGATGGACAATTAAATATAGCTTTTACTTATGATAACGCGAATATAGACAAAGGTATACAAAAAATCCAAGTGGTGTCACCATTGATGTTTTACTTTGATAAAACTAACAACAAATGGAAATATGAAAATAAAAAGATTAATAATTGGAACCTAGTAGGCAAAGGAGACGATGCTCAGGAATACGACATAGAAGAAATAGTACACATTGATAGTGGTATATACAAAGAAAATAACATACTAAGCAATCTTGATTCTAGTATAAAATATGCGAATATGCTTAGGACTATGGAAGACATGCTAATACCTATGCGTTATTCACGTAGTGTATCTCGTAGAGTTTTTAATGTTGATGTTGCGGGGTTGCCTAATAGTAAAAGTAAACAAGTACTATCAGAGATACAAAATAAATTCAAATACAAAAAATCGTATAACGTAGAAGAAGGTACTATAAAAAACCAACAACACATTGCTTCTATCGTAGAAGATTATTGGTTTGCTAATAGAAATGGTGCTAAAGGTACTACGGTAGATACCATTGATGAGACTAATAATCTTGGTGAAATCACAGATATCCTATATCTACAAAGAAAGCTATATAAAACTTTAAATGTACCAGCATCAAGATTACAAGATGAAAATGGTGAAACAGGTTCATTTGATTTTACTGATACCAATACAACAAGAGATGAAATTCGTTTTTTCGCCTTTATTTCACGTCTTGCTTCACAGTATCTACCACTACATGAAGAAATACTAAAAAGAGAGTTAATAGCTAAAGGTGTTATGTCTATAGAAGATTATGATGAAACAAAAAAACATTTTAGTATAAATTTCAGAAATAAAAACATTTTTTACGAAAACATGACAAAAAGCCAATTTAATGACCAACTAGAAGCATATAGGGGTATAGAAGAGCTGATAGGTAAACACTTTAGTATGGAATATGTACGTAAAAACATCTTAAACATGGATGATGGAATGATTAAACTTATGAAAGAACAAATCGCAGAAGAGATAAAAAATGGTGAAATTACCAATCTTGATGATGATGAATTTTAGTCATTTATTAAGTATATAAATAAAATAAAACACGAAAGGTTAATAATGAGTATAAAAGATTCTTTAACAAATGCTAAAGATTCTGATTTTGCTGAATTTTCTAAAAACATTAGAAATGTCGTTCAACAAAAAATTGCTGATGATTCGCGTATCAAGTCACGTAAAAGTGACGAAGAATACTACAACAACATCATTGATAAATTTGCTGATATCGAAAACATTAAAAATGACAAAGATGATGATGCAAAAAATCATGACAACGAGGATTAAATATGAAAATTATTTTAGAAAACTCAGAGAGTAGATTAGATGCTGATATCGTTGAAGACGTTAATGAAGCAAATGGTGTAAGAACTAAAAATTATTACATCGAAGGTGTCTTCTCTACTATAGGTGAAAAAAATAGAAATGGTCGAGTATATAGCAAAGCTATATGGGAAAGCCAAGTATATGATTTTCAAAAGAATTTTGATGATAGGACTTCTTATAATCTTTTAGGTGAATATCAACATCCACCAAGAGCGGAGGTTGACCCTATGTTAGGGGTTATCAAAATTGAAAAGTTATGGATTGATGAAAACTACGTAAAAGGTAGGGCTAAAATTCTTAATAATAATTCTGAAAAGACTAATCAATTAAAAGCTTTAATTGACGAAGGTTTTCAAATAGGTGTTAGTTCACGCGGTGTTGGTAAAGTTGGGGTAAGCGGCGTCATAGAGAACTTTAAATTAGTTACTTATGATGTAGTAGACAAACCAAGTGATTACAACGCAATGATGAATGGTGTAACAGAAGGTGTTCTCATTAATGAGGGTATTGTACAAGATAAAGACTTTAAAATAGGTGTAAATGGCGAACTCGTAGAAATACAAATTTGTGATGAAGAAACTTGTTATATGAATACTTTAACAGAAGATGAATTAAAAAAAGCCCAAAAAGCTATTTTAGATTCTTTTGATGGTATGTTTAAAACCCTATAATTTAAACAATATAAATAAAATAAAGAACAAAGGAGAAACACTAAATGAAAGAAATCTTAGAAAATATTGATTCTGAAATCTTTACAGACGAAATGAAATCACAAGTACAAGAATCTTTTGATAACGCGGTAGAAATCCAAGTTGCTGAAAAACTTGTTGCTATTGTTGAAGAAAAGTCAAAAGAATTCGAAGAAATTGTGAAAAAAGACCAAGTAGAATTTCAGGCAAATATTCAAGAGTCTATGATTGAAGAAAAAGCTAAAGAATTAGTAGAAGCTCAATCAGCAGAATACCTAGAATTGATGGAAAAAGAATTGGCAGAAAGTGCAGAGCAACTAGAGAGTAAAGTAGGTGAATACCTAGAATTACTTAAAGATGCTATTGTTGAAGAAAACTTAGTAAGTATGGATAAAAACATCAATTCGTTAAAATCTGACGCTTTAATTGAAGGTTTTGACGCAATGTTAGTTGTTGCTGGGACTGGTATCGCAGGAATTCAAAATGCGATAGAAGAACAAAAATCTATTGACGAAAGTGCAGACAAATCAGAAATTGAAAGTCTTAAAGCACAAGTAAATGAACTTGCCGAAAAGAACATAGAAGAAAGTAAAAAAGTTTCTAAACTCTTAAAACAAGGAATCATCGTTGAAGCTTGTGAATCACTTACTATTGCCCAATCAGAAAAATTCAAAAAACTAATTGCTGTTGTTGAATTTGATGTTACGGCAACTGATAAATTCATATCATCTATGGAAGTTATCAAAGAAAGTATCGCTGTTGTTGAAGCTCCAAAAGCTGAAATTAAAGAAGAAATCAAAGAAAGTGTTGTTGTTCTTAACGAAAGAAAAGAAGAAAAAACATTTGATTATTCACACCTGGTTTAATTATAAAAATTAAACCACTTTTTAAACTATATAAATAAAATAAAACATAATAGGAGAACATAACATATGTTATTAACTGAAAAACACGAAAAACTTTTAGAGTCTGAAAAGTACGCTAAAATCAACGAAGCTGATTTAGGTACAACCGCGCTTGTACTAGAAAATCAAGAACAAGAAATGGTTCGTCTTACGAATGAAGGTACGCTTGTAGGTGATGTACAAGATTTTGTACCAGTTTTTATGCCACTTGCACGTAGAGTTTACCCTAACCTTATCGCTAATGATTTAGTAGGTATTCAGCCAATGAAATCACCAACAGGTTATATTTACTCAATGAGTAATCGTTATACAGGTTCAGGTACTAATTCAATTTCTCCTACTACTAAAGGTCAAATTCTTGAAGTTGCTTCAACTACTTTAAATGTTGCTGATACTGATACTTGTGGTGCTAATAAAGCATTTAAAGTAATATACAAAGAAACTTATGCAAGTGGAATGGGTTCTACTAAAGTACGTGTACTTATTGAACTTACTGATGCAAGCCCTGCTAATATCGTTGCTGGTGATACTATCACAGGTACTGCAGAAAGTATTCTTGGTGCATTCTCTAATGAAGCACAATTTAACAAAATCCTTAAAAACTATAGTGGTAGTTATGCTACAGGTACTGCAGAAGGTATGGGTTATGATGTCAATGAAATGGGATTTGAAATCAAACGTAAACAAATTGAAGCTGAATCACGTAAACTTAAAGGCGAATACTCACTAGAAATGTATCAAGACCTTAAAGCGGTTCATGGTAAACGTGCAGATGAAGAAATTATGAGCCTTATGGGTTACGAACTTCAAACTGAAATTGACCGTGAAATTATTGACTTTGTTAATGAATCCGCAACACAAGTAGCTGATTTTAACATGGGTGGATATGGTTCAACTGTTGGAACTAACTCTAATGAAGCTGCAGGAACTCCTACATCTTTAACTGGTGAAGTAGCTATGGCTAGATGGGAAATTGAAAAATACCGTGTCGCTGGTATTAAACTTGCTGCAGAATCACGTGAAATCGCAAGATTAACTCGTAGAGGACCAGCTAACCGTATTGTTGTTAGCCCTGCTGTTGCAACTATGCTTGAACAACTTGATGGTTACAAAGATGCTTCTATTAGCTCTGATGTTAATCCTAATAGTATTAATACTTCTAACATTGGTACTTTTGCTGGTAAGAAAGTGATTATGGATAACTTTGCAGAATATGATTATGCAACTTTGTTATATAAGGGAAATGACCGTAGAGATGCGATTGGTTATTATGCTCCGTATGTACCTGCTAGTTTCCAACGTATTACACACGAAGCAAGTGGTCAACCGGGAATTATTTTATCAACTCGTGCTGGTAAAACAACTAACCCAATCAACCCTGAAAGCTATGGTAGACACATGGCAATCGATTTTGGTGCTTCTGCTACTAAAACACTTCTAGGAGCTATGTAACCCATAGTTTCTACTCTTAACTAAGAGGGAATTTCCCTCTTAGTTTTCTTTTATACAACCCCTTTTTATCAACCCTTTACAAAATAATAATATTATGATATACTAATATTATGATTAGAATATACAAACACAAAACAGACCTTATTGATTACAAAAAATACCAAACTAACAATGCGTATAAAAAGAGGACAAGAAATAAGTTATATTTCTATTATTTTCTTAAAGAATACAATTTGGATACTGCATTAATATACATGTTTAATAAAATGCCATCTAAAGCTTATACCATGTATAAGTATTTCTTTGAAAATGGTGAGTACAATAATAAGGATGAGCTGTTTTCATATTATTTAAAAATAACAAACAAGATATGTAAAGTATGTGGTACACCGTCTATTAAAGAAATATGTACTAATGTTTGTAAAATTGAATATATTAACAATAACAAATTGGAAGATGTTATTGATATATTAGCACCAAGTAATAAAATAGATAGTAACATTATAAAATATGTTGTTTATACCGTGGAAGATGTTTATCTACATAACAATAATAAAGGTATATGCGATATATGTGGGGATAATACAAATTTCATATCAATGATTAAAGGGTATAGTGATATATGCTCGTCTATCAAATGTAAAAATAAGAAAGTAAAGAACACTAGCTTAAAGAAATATGGCGTAGAAAATGTCATGAAATTGGAAGAATACAAAGACAAAATCAAAAAAACCACATTAGAAAAGTATGGTGTTAGTAATTATAATAAGACCGATGAATGTAAGGACAAAACCAAACAAACAAATATAGAAAAGTATGGTGTAGAACACTATATGAGCACAGATGACTTTAAAGAAAAATCAAAAAAAACCAATTTTGAAAAGTATGGTGTAGAACACTATATGAGCACAGATGACTTTAAAGAAAAATCAAAAAAAACCAATTTTGAAAAGTATGGTGTAGAACACTATATGAGCACAGATGACTTTAAAGAAAAATCAAAGAAAACCAATTTTGAAAAGTATGGTGTAGAACACTATAACAATGGTGATAAAGCCAAACAAACAAATATAGAAAAGTATGGTGTAGAAAATGTCATGGAGCTACAAGAATACAAAGACAAAATCAAAGACACAAAGATGGAAAGATATGGGGATGAGCACTATAGTAATATTGACAAAAGCAAGACTACAAAATTAGAAAAGTATGGGAATGAGTTTTATAACAATGGTGATAAAGCTAAAGAAACAAATATAGAAAAGTATGGTGTATATTATACACAAACAGATGAGTTCTCGTATAAGAGTAAGACTACAAAGATGGAAAGATATGGGGATGAGCACTATAGTAATATTGACAAAAGCAAGACTACAAAATTAGAAAAGTATGGGAATGAGTTTTATAACAACGGGGATAAAGCTAAAGAAACAAATATAGAAAAGTATGGTGTAGAAAATGTCATGAAATTGGAAGAATACAAAGACAAAGCTAAACTGACTAATATGGAAAGATATGGTGAGAATTATTATACACAAACCGATGAATATAAAGATAAGACAAAAAAAACCACATTAGAAAGATATGGTGTAGAAAATGTGTCCAAGAAACACCTTATGAATATGGAGTCTTTCACTACTAATTACATAAAAGCAAACTTTATAGACAAAGACAATAAGCTTTTACTAGAAGATGCTATGGAATTTTACAATTGTTCAAATTCTACTATATATCAATATTTGGCGAAGAACAACATAGACTATAATAGAGGTAACTACGCGGAAAAAGAGTTATTGTCTCTTGTTGACGATTCAATACATAATGATAGAAAACTTATAAAACCATATGAGATTGATGTATTGTCACACGTTGGTAATTTTGGAATAGAGTATAACGGTATATTATGGCATAGTTACGGTAAGACTTTCCCTTCAAATTACGAAGAGGAAAACCCTAATAATCATTTGGACAAAACAAATCTAGTAGAGGGAAAAGGTTATCAGTTATTCCATATATTTGAAAATGAATGGATTACAAAACAACAAATTTGGAAAAGTGTACTTAATTCTAAAATGAATAAGACAACTAGAATCTATGGTAGAAAAACAACTATTAAAGAAGTAGATAACAAAACAAAGAAAAAGTTCCTAGATAATAACCATTTACAGGGTTCTTGTAATTCTAGTAAAGATTATGGTCTCTATTATAATGATGAGTTAGTATCTCTTATGACCTTTGGTAAGACTAGATTTTCTAAGAATTATGAATGGGAACTTATAAGATTTTGTAACAAGATTAATACAACGGTTGTAGGAGGTGCTAGTAAGCTATTAAAGCACTTTGAA